TGGAGTTTTTTCTTGATCACTTGCAAATATTGGTCTTAATTCAGCAAAGTTTAAACTCATTCTAACTGCAACTGGTTGAGAATCCTGATATGCAGACCAATATCCATTTGGAGCATAATCAACTGCAATTGTTCGTAATGCGAGACCGCCTGGATTAAATCTATTTACAGTGTCTAGTTGATCCATTGGCCCTTGTCCTCTTTTATATTCTAAAGAAAATACATCTGGAGTTTCAAGAAAAGTAGCATTGTTAAATCTAGGAGCCATTCCAGTTTTAAACCAACGAATAATTCTTCTTATTTCATCACCCTCTTCACGACTTCTTGCAATCATAAGAAAATCAAAATTGAAATCTCTTAAAACTGGCCCTTGAAATAAAAGTTCAGCATTTGGATTTAAAACTCTTCCACTAGCTCTTGCTAAAAATTCATTTGTGGAAATTTGTTGACCAACAGCTGTCGATGCCGCTTGTGTAAAAGTCGCACCTCCTATAGCACCTAGAACGTCTTTAAAACTACTTGTTCTTCCTTTTCCTTTGAGTTCTTTACCAAGTCCTTTTAATCTCTCTTGTTCCTCTTTTGAGACTCCTAACTTTCCCAATTTACTAAAAGATCCAATCGCAGCGAGACCTAGAATATTAATTTTACTCTCTCCCCACTCAGCACCATTTGTATCAACTACTTTTGGCATCGGTAGTATGACACTTCCTAATTGTTCCATTCCTAATACACTATCACCAGCCACGTTTGTTGTTGTGTCAGGTTCATATTTTCCTGTCCCTCTTGAGCCACGCCTAGTGAGTTTTTTGATTTCTTTCCCTTTTGTAGTTTGAACTTTACCAGGCCTACCAGCTGAAACACTTGTTCTTTGGTATTTGTATTTTTTAATTTTTAGATGATCTTGTTGAGGATCAATATCAAGAGGATAAGCAAAAACCGTTGATTGCACTACTTTTCCTTTTTTAGCATTATTATATCCAGTAAAAGGATTTTCAATACCATAATTTTCTTCCCGATTGGTCGCTATATTGTTTGATTGATTGAGAGGTAGATCTATATCCTGATTATTATTCTTTTTTGTATTTTGGTCGTAAACTTTATTTAATTCTTCAACTGATGCTTTTGTTATCTGTCCACTTTCTCCTTTTCCTTTAAACCTGTTGACATTGTAGGCGTTCAAAGCATCCTCAGATGCTGCCACCCTAGCAAATTCGTCACTATTAGGATCGACTGCATTTTCTTTATATTGTCCATTACGTCCTGATGGTTTAGAGATTCCCTCTAAATTTCCAGCGTCATTAAAGATAAAAACGTATTGTTCTCCATCAATAATATATTTTTTACTTTTCTTTGCCATTAGTTTGTGTTGTAAATTCTGCTTCGTGGAACACTAATTCCTCTCATATCAACGAATTTTTCAGTGGGTAGTTGTGCTACATCTGTCCACTCAGACTCTGGAATACGATATGGTTGACCTCTAACACCAGCATAAACGTATTTATGTAGAGTTCGACGAGGAACCGCAACTGAACCCTGAGCAGAGTTATTTAGTAAGCTCATTGCAAGTTCTTCTCTTTGAGTTAATTTGACATAATGAAGGTTGCATCCAAGAAATCCACCTGAGCTCATTTCAATGATATAGGATAGAGGATACATGTCATAATATGGTTGTTTTGTTTGTGCTTGATATGTAAAAAAATATAATTGACCAGCAGCAAATCCACCAGTATCTGCGGCATCATCATCAAAATTCGTTGACCCAAGTTCTTGAATTAATTGATCACGAAAGTAATCTTCATTTACCTGACCTCCAACTCTATCTAGTATGTTTTGAAGAATGCTCATCGGATTCCTAATTCTTTTTCAGTCATGATTTTAAACTCTAATTTACGATCATCACAAAATTCTTTTGCAGCTTTCCACTTTGCTTGATTCTTAACGTATGTGATTGATTCATTTATCAATGTTTTTCTTGATTTCCCTTTAGTTGCCTTTGGTTCTAATGTTTCTCTCATGGGTTTGACTTCAATTACAGATCTACGAATATCACCATTTCTATCTTTATATTTAATAAAAAAATCTGGAAAATATCTACGAACACGATTTGTTGTTGGATCTCGGTAGGGTATGAAGAATTCTTCTGATGCCCATTCAAGAACATTTTCATTTAAGTCGCAGTAATTCATAAATTTTCTCTCCCATAAAGACCTATAAATAATATTAGATTGATCGCCCTTGTACTTTCGGGGGTTAGAAGGCTTATATATTCCTTTATAGCTCATATATAATAATAACAACTTAAATTTATTTATCGTGCCATTTCCAGATAGAAGAAGAATATTTACAAAAAGTATGCGAGATGCTAGGCAGACTGTTGGTCGGCCATCGATAGATACACTTTTTCAAGTTCATTTTGATTTTGGAAGGCACCCTGTATGGTTAGAAAGTTCCGATGAAGTTCGGAACTTTCCCACAACTGAAAAACGAAAAGGAATATTTAGTGGTGGTGAAAGAGTTCAAGGTTCAACTTTTACAGAAAAAATGTCATTATTATGTGCTGAAGCAGAAATACCAGGCACATCTTTTCAAACAAGTCTCGCTGTAGGTCATCATCAAGGTATTCAAGAGGAGTTTCCAAATCTTAGAACTTTTCCTCCACTTAATATAACATTTTATGTTGATTTAGATCATGTCATACTTGAAGTGTTAGAATCATGGATGACATACATTAATCCAATCAGTGCTAGAGATAAAAGAGTTAGTAATGCATATGGAAGATTTAATTATCCAGAGGATTACAAAGAGACAATTCATGTAACAAAATTTGAAAGAGACTTAAACACCATTGATTTCACTACAAGACTGACAAGTTATGAATTTATCAAAGCTTGGCCAACTAATTTAACATCAATGAGAGTTGCCTATGGTGAGTCAAATGTGTTAAGATGTAGTATACAACTTGCATATGATCGATTTTTTGCAGAATTCAACTACAATGATACTCATGGTGCTGTAACTGAGGATGCTTTTAGTATGTTAACTTCTCAAGAACAAGCAAGAAGAAATGGTCTTCTTGCATCGATGTTACCAAAAGAGAATCAAAACACTGATGGTATTAGCAGACCTAAAAATAAAAGAGGTAGCGGAGCAAAAAATAATCGCTAAATAAAACACTGAATCATAAATTATGCCATTACCAACCATTGAAACTCCAACCTATGAGTTGAAGTTACCATCAACAAATAAAAAAATTAAATATCGACCATTTCTTGTTAAGGAAGAAAAGATTTTAATTCTAGCACTAGAGTCAAAAAATCAAAATGAAATCACAAATTCTGTCAAAGATGTATTAAAGAAATGCATTTTAACAAGAGGAATAAAGATTGATGATCTACCAACATTTGATATTGAATATATCTTTTTAAATATTCGTGCTAAATCAATTGGTGAGGATATAAGATTGACTGTGACATGTCCAGATGATAGAAAAACTGAAGTTCCAGTCACAATTTATGTGGATGAGATAGAAGTTGTTAGACCAAAAGATCATACAACTGATATTGTCCTAGATAAAGATTTATCAATCCGTATGAAATATCCTTCATTAAATCAGTTTATTGAGAATAACTTTGAAACAGAAGATGAACCTCAAACAATCGTAGATAAAACTTTTAAATTAGTTGCAGATTGCATTGAAACTGTTTTTACGCAAGATGAGGCATGGGAAGGAAAAGATTACACTTCAGATGAAAGATTAGAATTTATTGAACAATTAAATTCAAAACAATATAAACAAGTTGAGAAATTTTTTGCAACGATGCCTAAATTATCTCACACAATTGAAGTGACAAATCCAAATACAAAAAAGAAAAGTAGTATCGTTTTGGAGGGTCTAGCCGATTTTTTCGGTTAAGTATTGCAAGAGAGGATCTTGAATCCTATTATCGAATTAATTTCGCTCTCATGCAATACCATAAATATTCATTAACTGAGATTGAAAATATGATGCCTTGGGAAAGAGAAATTTATTTAGCTCTTTTGAAGGATTATATTGAAAGTGAAAATTTAAAGAGACAACAAGCAGAGGGTGTCCAAAAGTATGGATGAAGAGGAGTTAGGACAATCTAATAAAAAAATTACGATTGATAATTTTTTTGAATCAATCTCATCTATTGATGAGGTGGCTAATCGTGCTCTTCAACAATCTCAAGAAAATTTCAATCTTGTTAGTGTTAACTCAAATCTACTTCAAGGTTTAGAAGAAAGTATTCAGTTGATTGAAAGTGATATTCAACAAATTACTAATTATTTCATAGTTCAACAAGACCAAAGACGAAAACAATTAGAGATAAGAGAGCAAGAATTATCAAAAAGACAGGATATAAGTCAAAAACAAATAGGTGGCAGACTTCAAGATGTGGCGCCATTTGAAAATAGACCTACAAATTTTGGAGATTCTTTACTTCAAGGTGTTGCTGGTTTAGCACAAAACACAATAAGACCTTTCATTGGGCCTGGCGTAATTCTTGGACTGAGTGGTTTATTGGGTTTTAAAGATGGTGGAGAACCACCAATTAATAAACCGTCAATCGTGGGCGAGGAAGGCCCAGAAATTTTTGTACCAAAAACATCAGGAACGATAATTCCAAATAATATTACAAACGAATTAAATACAAATAATATTATAAACGAATCGAATACAAGTAACTTTGCAAACGAATTAAATACAAATAATATTATAAACGAATCGAATACAAGTAACTTTGCAAGTAATTTTACAAATCAGTCAAATACAAATAACTTTGCAAGTAATTTTACAAATCAGTCAAATACAAATAACTTTACAAATAATTTCACAAACGAATTAAATACAAATAACTTTACAAATAATTTCACAAACGAATTAAATAAAAGTGATTTTACAAATAATTTCACAAACAATTTCTTAGCTCAAAATATTCAAAACAATAATCAAACAAATATCAATAAAAAAATTAATACACAAGCATTACTAAACACTATATCAGTTGCAGAGGGAACTGCGAAAGGTGGATATGGAACAATATATGGTGGAACAGATGATAATCCAATCACAGTTCCTGAGTTAGCAGCGGGTGAGATGACAATCAATCAAGTTCTAAACATGATGAAAACTGGGAAAATTGAAAGAACTAGAATGGTTGAAAATGATAAAGGTGAGATGGTTGAAGAAAAATATATGGCAGATGTTGGTTATGGAAAAGAAAATAACGTGGGTGCAACTGGTAAATATCAATTCATACCAGCTGCGTTAGAGGAAGAAGTAGGTGTCATGATGAAAAAAGATAAAGATCTTTCACTTGACTCATTACTCACTCCACAACTTCAAGATAAACTAATGCTTCAAAGATTAAAAGAAAAGAGAAAGATTGATTTTGGTAATCTTGAAGGAGGAATAAAAAATATAACCATTGATAAATTATCCGAAGAGTTTGAATCTTTTCCTAATTTATTGCCTGGTTCAGTATCCATAGGTGATAAAGATTTAGGGCCAGTTAAAGGGAGAACAGATCAATCATTCTATGATATAAAAGGTGATAAAGCACCTGTGAGATCAGAGAAGTTTATTAAATCAGTATTTGAAAGTCAAGTTGATAAATTAACTTTACCACCTAATGAAGATCTCAGCGCTATTACTTTGCCTCCAATTAGTAGTGGAGGTAACGATGAGCCCATTGAAACTACATCCCCTACTTTTGAAACATCGAATAGTCAATCAGATCAAATAACAGGAACTGAGAGTGGTATACCTTTTATTGATGTGATATCAAACCCATTCTTATCGGTGGTATAAATGAGAACAAAAATAAATTCTGTTAATATATTCTTTAATCTTTTTTCAAAGGAGACACAATTACATAGGGATGAAATAAAGTTTATGAAAAAACAAATTAATCTTTTGAATATTTCTCCTCAAGGATTTTTCTCGTCAATTGAAAG